CACAATGGGACAGCTGGAGCGTTATCTCGCTTTCCCCCGAAACGGCGTATGTGATGGATTTCGACTCCAACATCTCGTCCCTCGAATCCAATGTGTTCGCACAAGATACAGCCCAATCGCGCCAGCTTTGCATAGTGATCTCTCTGTGACTTAGTGGCCATTAATGTAGTCTACAGTCAATTGCTCTAATTTCTCACCTGATTCTGCAATATCTACTGAAATCTCTAACATTTGTGTTGCATTAGCGTTTTTAAGTGCTTCATCATACATTTTGCACAATAATTTAAGAATTAAAAATTCTTCAGTAACTTTTAATGTGGTCATTTCAATATCCTATCTTGGTTGCGGTTTGATACTTCTAAAGTTTGCCATGTAGCGTGTCTAAGTCTAGCTGCTTCTAATTCCCATTTTAATTTTTCTGCGTTCTCCGTAGCCGCACCAATGGCTTTACACAAATCTTGATAATCTTGGCTTCGATACGCTTCACGCTCCTGCGCCCCAAGAGATTGTTCATCAGTTTGTGCCATTTTAATAGCTTTGAGGGAACTCTTATACGCCTCGAGTTGTGCCAATTGGCCTTTAGCTTGTGCATATTTACCTGCGTTTTCCAATATAAAGTCGATACATTTGTTTGGGTCTATTTCTCTCATTTTCCTAATCTTTGCTTAATAAGCATCTTCATGCGTTCTTCTTTTTCAGGATATTGCTTTAAAAGTCTAACGACTTCATCCCAACCTCGTCGTTTAGCAACACCAATGTACCAATCTACAAGATAGCTATCAGAGTTGTTCTTCAAGTTGCTTTATCTTTTGACTGATTCGCGCCCGCCATTGTTGCCAGCCTTCACCAGCATACGCAGGACATCCAACTTCTTGGGCTTTAGATTTAGTAAGTTCTTCACTGGAATACCAAGGAAGCTCAGGTTTCTTGATTTTCTTTACTTCCATATCCAATTCATCTTCCCAACGACCTTGATTAAGCCAAGTGGCTGGGTGTGGAATGTAATCTTTTTCTGTTTGCTTTAGCTTCCAGTATTCAATGTGATTAGATAGGGCTTCTAGCGCGTCTTGTTGCTCTTGCATAGTCATGCGTTGCCAAGACTTTTCTGCTGCTCTACGACCCTGTTTACGGGGATATAAACTATAAAAATTAGTGAATGACACTTAGTTGCTTCCGTAAAGCTGCACATTCTTCTTCAAGCATTTTATTTTTTGCTTCGAGTTCCGCTAATCTTTGGCGTATTTCTTGCAAGATTTCTTGTAAATAAGGGTTCATTTACTTTCTTTCTTTTATTAGGTTTAACAGCTTCATCGGGTCTAACTTTGTATTCATCAATTGCTTTGGTAAGGAGAGCAACAAGCCCCCACTGTACGAGTGTTTCAAGTCCTGCTTTATCGAAATCAACTTGAGCGTTGGCCGATCCATCAGGATTCTCTTTGATGATCTTTACTTGTATCTTCATTGTTAGCAAACTTTAAAATGGGTTTATCTAAAGCAAGTTTAGCAAGTTCAATATATCTATCGATCTCTAATCTATCCTCACCACCAATAGCAGCTTTGCAGTGACCCATTGGTTTTCCCATTGTGTCGTAATACACTTCGCGAATCTCAAAATAATCCTCATAAGGATTGCTCATATTTACTAATCGCAGATTCCAAGTCATTTTTAACTCCAATAGTTAATCTGATTGAAGTATAAGTTAAGTCTGCTTAATATTAGTAGGTGTTTTCCCTATGTGTTGTATTTTTGTTTAAAAGTGTCAATTAATTATTAGTTAGTAATAAGTATTTAAGTTTGTTCTTTCGGTGAACGAACCTAGCCTCCTAGATTCGCCTTAATCTGCTCCATCGGAGTTACAGAACCCGCCAGTCGTTCGTTGAATCGGCACTAGCTTCGCCACCGATTTGTGTGCTGTTACATCAACTATCCCACAGTAGCACTTGTATCTTAAAGGCTGTTGTTTTTAGCCGACCCTTTAAGACCTAGCGGAAATAAAAAAACCCCTTGGGGTTGTTCTATGATGGATTTGCTTAGTAAATGGCTCTAATTCATTTAATAAACACACAGAACAACCCGAAAGGGTTTTGGTTTAGAGCCGTATTACTTCGCAGAATCCACTCCGCTTTTAAAGATTATACATTAATCCAATTCAGGCCATATCATTTTGTAAGACAGGGGAAAAAGGCTTTTTCTTGACCATAAACCATGACTTTCCTTTTCCAATGTCGCGGCAAGGATCACCATTTTGTCATAAGGAATGATGCCGTTTTGCCACATAGAAACCGCTGGAACGCTTACTCCTACAAGGTTTGCTACTTTTGTTGGGCCACCCAAAAGTTTAATCATTGTGCGTGTTGATGTTGTATCCATTCAGCTATCTTAACAAATAAACAACATTTTTTCAATAAAACACTTGCATTGTTATTTAAGGTGGCTTAATATCTAAGTACGGCATGAGCCGTGATAAATAGGAGAAACTCTAATGAGTGAGCAAGAGCAAGACTTCAACAGCTTCCAAGAACATTTGGAACGCATCTTTAAAGACCTCGAAGATGGGGTTTTCTTATCAGCAGACGAGATTGGTGACTTGCGATACGCTTGTGGCTTACCTACGCCTATACGCAATACCCAAGTAAACCCATTGCTTCGCGATGTAATTAACGATTTTTCAAATATTTTTAGGAACGCAAAATGATTATTTCAGATAACAGTAAAGAATTTAAAATAGCCCCATCAGGTAACCATATGGCTCGCTTGTACTCGGTCATTGACCTAGGACATCAAGCTACCGAATGGGCTGGTGAAACCAAAATCATGCACAAGGTCGTATTGACTTGGGAATTGCATGGTAAAGACGATAATGACCAGCCATTAACTACAGATGATGGTAAGCCATTAATCGTGTCTAAACGCTATACAGTAAGCCTTGGTGAGCAAGCGCGATTGCGTCAGGACTTAGAAGCTTGGTCTAATAAAAAGATGACTGCGGAAGATCGCAAGAACTTTGACCTCAAGAATCTATTAGGCAAGTTCTGTATGGTTAATATCACGCATAGTGAAGATGGTCGTTACGCCAATATTTCAGGCATCAGCCCTGTACCGTCAGCCCTTCGCGCCCATCAGCCTGAAGGTATTAATAGCCCAATTCATTTTTGGTTAGCTGAGTTTGATCAGGCTAAGTACGATGCGCTGCCTAAGTATTACCGCGAAAAGATTACAGAATCTTCCGAATGGCGCGGTCAGAAGGCTAAAGAAGAAAACAAAGTGACTATTGAAGATAGCGACTTATCGGATATACCTTTCTGATGATAGTTAAAGACAAACAACAAGACAGCGGTCACTGGTATACCCGTCATGGTACGCCAGCTTTCACAACTATTGGCAAGACGGGGGAAAGGCCTACAACGCTCAGAGATGCGCGTAAAGAAGGGCTTTTGCCCAGTACGACCACAATTATAAATATCTTGGACAAGGCAGGATTGACCAATTGGAAGTTGCAAATGGTTTTGTTATCCGCTTTAACGCTTCCTAGAGGGCCTGACGAGCCTGAACAGGAGTGGTTGGCTAGGGTAATGAAGGACAGCCGCGAAACAGGTTACCAAGCTGCTAATCGCGGTACTGCAATTCACGGCATTATTGAAAGCTATTTTGAACAGGTTTATATGCCTGTAAAACCAGCTTACCTTGATGAAATCGATAGGGTACTAAAGGTTACTTTTGGTAACCAACCTTGGCTATGTGAGAAATCCTTTGCTCATCCGCTGGGGTATGGTGGCCGCGTAGACCTTATGGCTAAACCCATTAATGGTCAAGGAACAGGCTTTGTAGTAGACTTTAAAACTAAGGACACCGATTTAGACAAAGTTGATGTTTATTTCGAGCATGAATTACAGTTATCTAGTTATAGAGAAGGCCTAAACTTGCCCAACGCACGGTGCGCCATCGTATTTGTCAATGGCACAACTAACCAAGTAAAATTAGTAGAAATAGAAGAATCTAATCTCCAAAAGAGTTGGGATTGCTTCCAACACTTGTTAAGGGTCTATCAGATCAAGAACAATCTTTAATACCGAAAGCATCACGGAGCGAGTAGGTATCGGGGGAAAGCGTAAAGAAGTGAGTACCCCACCCTTTAAGGGCGTTAAGCCGCCAATGTAGGATGCAGTAATTGGGTTATTTTGCGGCTTTCTGACCCATTGATAGCAACTGCCAAATACAGCCCTATTAACATATTTGTTAATATTTGCAAAAATACAAC